AGAAGTTAAATTCATAGTTGACTATGACCCTGAAACAATGGGTACTTATTGTTACGATGAAGGGGATGAGCATGAGCATACGATTACCATTTCTGCATCTAGATGCGGGTTTTTGGAGACAGTAATTAAAACTATAGCCCATGAAATGATCCATGCTTCTAGGTCTGGTACTGTTTCTGATGCATGGTTAAAGCATGATGCATCATTTAGGAGAAAAGCTCACCAAATTGGTGTTTCTTGTGGGTTCGATCCCCTAGAGTTGTAGCTTTTACTAGACAGTATTGGTTTTGTCTAGTAATTTACTCTTTAATAAAGTTTCCACAATCTTTCTAGCAAATATCATGTCTTGTTCAGTCATTTTCTTAAATGGGAATAGAGAATACCAAATATTACGGATTTCTTCATCAGACATAAATTATTATTTAAAAGCAAACACATTTAATGATTGCTTGAATATGGTTTTACTTGCTCTTGGTTGTAGATTCTAAGCAATTGGTTCTCATTAGCCATATTGCAGATATGATCCACGATATGCTGTAGCAAATCCATTTCTGTTCTAGTCATGGGTTTTCCTACAAATAAATCATTTAGATGTTCAATAATCTCATTGATTTCATCTCCACCTACAACATAGTTTGCTTTGCCATCAGCATAAGTTTTGATAACTTTATTTGACATTTAGTATTCCTCTTTCAAAAAGTTCACCAATGGTTTTTCTATGGGCTTCTTCCCACATCTCAATCCTTTGGGATTTGTTGAGTTTCGATCCTTGGTCGATTTCCTCATGGCACTTAAAGCACAAGGTCGCAATCCGATAATCATGGGCTTTAAGTCCTCTACCTTTGCCATCCCTAAGCTGATTTGAATGGGCGGCAACAATAGTTCCATCTTCTGCCCCACATAACTGACAGGGAATATCTTTGATTGATTTAAGCAGTTTTGCATTTCTGTACATTATTTGGTTGCTAAAAGATAAGCTCCATAATTGGCAAAACAATATCCAGCATACATACAAGCCAGACCCACATCACCTTTGATTGCCATGTCAACAGAAATGTAAAAGTAGATTAAACCAGTAACAATTATCAGCCAAGAACTCATTTAAGATTAATCCATATAGAAAAGAAAACGATAGCGAAAATAAGGATACCAAAATAGTAAGGTATATCACCCATTCAAATAGCTTTATCAATAGCACGATTATTTGCACTTTCTGTCCTATAGATTTCAATAGCCAATTGTGCTGATAACAACTTCCATTTTAATTCTTCTTCTAGTAAAACAGCTTCTTTTAACCCATATAGCAATGCTATATAGTCTGGATGCTTATAGGCATCTACTTCTTTACCAGCCATAGTTGTAGCTTCTGATTCAGCCATAAGCATGGATTTTTTTGATCTAAGGAAATTCTCGATATAGACCCGGTTAGCCTTCGATTGGGCAAAATCTACTGATTTGTCATAAATAAATCGTCTTGCTTTGTTTGCTGATTCTTCTGTATTTTCCATAATCTTGTTATTTCATCCTGTAGTTTGATTGCTGATTCACCACCACGCTTTTCCCAGACTAAAGCTATTTGCTTCCTTCTATCCTTTAAAGACCATCTGAGTAGTTCTCTTGCTTCACATTCTGATCGCCACGCTTCTGACTTCTTAAATTCAGACATCTATAGATTACTCCATCACTCCAAGATTGGTCAATTTTAGCTTCTTCATACAATCTAATAATTTTTTCTGGATAAACCAATATGGGTCTTTCGCTACCCCTAAAGCAAAATGCATAAATCAATGGGGCTTTTTTACTACTAAACCATTCGCCAAATTCAGGTAACAATTTATATTCTGATTGTTTAAAATTATCTGTCCCTTTGACATTGACTACAAAAGTTCCATTATCTGTATTGATTACATAATCAGGAATATTTCGGATGTATTGATTTAATCTGAAGAAATTAGGAATATTGGCTTTATGCTCATCAAATCCTAATCTAGTCAAATGGAAACCTTTAGATTCACAATAGGATTCAAATAGTTCTTCACCAGCATTAGTGCCTTGTATTCTTTCTGCATAAGAATGGTTGCCAGTATTCATAAAACTACCTTTCCGGTGAATTGCCGCAATTTAGCCAATGCTTCTTCTTTAGCCTGTGCATCCTTAATTGTTTCTACTTGGGTCTTTTGATGAGTTATTGTCTGGGAAGGCTTTACTGGGATTCTGCCAGCTTGCTTGCAAAGATCAGCAAATGCCATTGGAGTTGTTACAAAACCCTTTGGATCAAGGTTTTTAAGGGCAAAATCCAGTATTGGTCTGTATGTCAAATAATTACCAATCATTTCCTTCCAGACATCCATCACAGCAGATACATTCATATCACCCCAATGGTTTGTAATCTTAGAGCCATAAATTATAGAAAACATCTTAAAAACATACCTGATGCCATCTTCCTTGGTGCAAAAATCGGATTCTTTATATTCCATTATTTTGCCCCTTCAATTTGCGCCCAGAAATTGCTCATTTTGTTTTGTTGATTTCCAAGTTGTTTGTCTTTTATCCAATCAGCTTTGAAACCAATCCAACCCCTTTCACAGCAGACTTCTAATGCTTTTACTAGGGTCATATCAGCTTTATCAGCTTCCCTTTGTAAGCCCTTTAAAGCTGTTTCTGTTAATGGTTTCTTTTGGGTCTTTCTTAATTTCAAATAATCCTTCCAAACAACAATATTCATTCCTTCAGGAATGGGTATGTCTTTATTATTGGTAATGGTATTGGTATTGGTAATGGTCTTGGTTGCTAATGGGGTGGCATTAGGGGGGCTATTGGGTATGCTTTGGGTTGGCTTTTCTTCCCTATTTCCCCATCTTATTTCAGCACCTTTCTTACCTGATTCTTTCAAATATTGATATTTAGCTATTTCAATATCAGCCCTTTTGCTATGCCAGCAATCATCATCTTCAAAAATAAAAAATTCATGCAATAAATTTTCAACAATAGCTAATTCTGCTTTAACCCTTCGGCAAAGCAAAGAAATATCATCAAATGGCTTTTCAGTTAAATAATAAAGGTCGATCATTCGCCTATAGGCTAAATCTTCTTCATCGCTTAAATGGCTTGTATGGCTGATGTAATCGCCAATATGGAATGGGTAAAAATTCATAGTTGCCTTGTCAAAAGCAGTCAAAAGGTGGACTTGGCAGATCGGTGACTAAGCGACTTTTCGGGGATGACCCTAGCCTGTCCATAGATTGTACTTCTAAAACTCAAACTCCTTAACATCATATCTTCCATTATCTTTTTTGAACCATCCAAAGACAATAATTCGCCATCCAGCGGCAAGCAATAGGGGTAAATACTCAGATTCTTCTATTTTTTTAATTCTTGATGAAATATTGGACTTGGAAGTTATCTGGACACCTAATGTTTCTCCTGACCCAATAGCTAATATATCGAATATGCCAAATAGGTCTTTTTTTCTTTTGGTGAAGGCATTGTAGCTTTCGACTACATCGCATTGGTATCCTCGGTCTTTAAGAAGTGCGACTGTGCGCTGGTTTAAGCTGGTCATGCTAAATGATATCAAATTTCCCGATCAGTAACTTTTGACTAAAAATGTAGCAAATATTAAACAAATTTCCCGATTGGTAAACTTTAAAAAATATTGTTGCTTTTTTGACACATTTTATATAAGGGTATGTCCTATGTCGATTTTTCTTTACTTTTTAAAAACAGAAGAATAAAGTTTATCTATGCAGTAAATTTTTTATCACAACCGAAAGGAATTACAAATGATTAAATTATTTTTAAACCAAGTTGAAGCAACCGATACAAGTCGTGGTTATTGGATTGGCGAAACAGAAGCTATTTGCATTAACACTAATGTTGCTGAATTAAAAAATACTCCAGTTGAATTTTATGGCGATGATATGTTTGATGTTGTTCGTCAAGTTCAAGCAGTTTTAAAATCTAAAGGTTTGCCAACTGGCATTCAAGTTATTTAATTTAATGCCCCTTCGGGGGCAATTTTACAGGATAAAATATGAAAAACCCATTAACACTAGATCAACAATCCAGACTTAAAAAGGCTTCTAGCGGATTGACTACTGAAAATTTTAGTAGGCTGTCTTTAGCTGAAACAAACAAAATTGCCAATCGCATCAATCAAGTATTGCTACAGTTGCATCAAGAATCACCATTTGCTTTTATTACTACTGCTTACATTGATGAAAAGAATAAAGTTGCTTTTCAAGATAAAAGAACTGTTGGCATCCCTTTTTCACAATATGCATATAGGAAATAATATGAATAAGACTGACATTATTGGAATAATTCTTTTAGGTTTAATCCTTGGTGCAATGTTTGGATGGGGGTTCTAATCATGGGTATGCATACTGAAGATCGCTACTATGAGCCAGAAGATCCAGATGATGAGGATTTTGATGAGCAAGTAGCTGAATTGCTCAATGGTGATTACAGCCCAGACCTACCAGAAAATATCCAAGGTGCAATTATGGATGATGCACTTTATGGTAAGCATTGGGATTCTTTAGTTGAAGCACTCCAAAAGAATGAGAAAGAAAAGATTGGATTAATTGTTTCAACTTGTATATACGAATACTGGGAAAACTCAGCACAAAAGGCTTGTCAATGAACAAAGATCCAATGACATTGCAACAGATTGCAAAAGCTGAAGGCATAACTCATCAAAGAGTTGCACAAATATTGTCATCGGCATTAAGTAAATTTAAAAAAGCCCTTGAAAATAAAGGCATCAAAATACAGGATATATTGTGAATAAATATAAAGAGCTTAGAACTATAGATGTATCTGCTGAAACAAAAAAGAAAGGGCGGTTTACATACCTTCCTTGGACTTGGGCAGTTGATACTTTATTACAACAAGATCCAATGGCAAATTGGTCTTATGGTGATGTAATTCCTTTTAATGGCACTTTGATGGTTAGTTGTTCTGTTACTGCTTTTGGCAAAACAATGACTGAATATCTACCAGTATTAGGTGATGGAAATAAAGCAATCACTAATCCAAATGCAATGCAAGTAAATTCAGCAATGAAAAGATGCTTGGTAAAGTGTATTGCCATCTGTACTGGAATTGGATTATCCTTGTATGCAGGAGATGAGTTCTGGGATGAACCAGAAGAATCACCAACTGACAAGATTATTGCC